TTTTCTTTTTCTTCATCTAATGTTTGTTGTAAATCAATACCAAATATAGCAGCACCGCCTGATGCTAATGCTTTGCCTGCACCTTTACCAAACGCTTTTAGTTTAGATCCTGCAGGAGGAACTTCTAGAGGCTCAGGTTCTTCTTTTGGGAGTTTAGGCTTTGGTTTTGCTTTTGGTGCCGCCTTTGGTTTTGTTGGCTTTGAAGTATCTTGAGCACCATTTACTTTTGACTTAAGACTGTTAAGCAGTTTAAGCATATCAGGTGCAGCAGGTTGTTTTGTCTTTGCATCAATCCAACCTATGTTTTTATCGAAAACATACTTTTCGTTAGGACCTAATGTGATTGGCTCAATTGAATTATCAACATCAACCTTTAATCTCGCCTTGACGGGTTTAAGGTCTAAGCTGTCAAGTAAACGAAGCAAACCTTTATCAGCAGGTTGCTTGGTTTTCTTATCAATCCATCCTTTCTTAGGATCTTTGATAAATGATTGTTCGCCGATGCTTACTGATTCTGACATATATTATCCAAGGAACAACAACTGAGAGATAAATGCATCATCGCCATTATAATTAGGATCGGGAACATTACCTTGCCCCCTATACCCTGCGCGTGAAGTCGGCATGTTTGAACGTTCATTAACTCGAGCTGGCATCGAACCATCATTAATATTAGGTTGTGGTGGTATTGCATTGGCTGTAGCTGTTTCGAGTGCATTACCTGATGTGGCAGCCGGCTCTATCGGTTTTGCCATAGCGGTTTGTTGTTTTTCTGGCTGCACAGGCAAACTTGGCGCTGGCTTAGATTCAGTGCTGCTTGATCCCGTGATACCACCTGTCCCGCCTGCCATAGCGACTGGTGCAGCATCTGGTGCAGACGAACCACCATTTGTTGTTGCACCAGATGCTGCACCTGATCCGGCAGGCGCAGGTGCAGATTCAGGATTTGCAGCTTTAGGAACAGCCGGTGCTGAACCAGACGCGGGTGAAGCTGAAACTGCAGGAACTGATTGTTGTGGTATTTCATTTTTCTTACCTGTAGCAGATCCTTTTTTCACAACTTGCGGCGCCATAACTTCACCAGCAACTTCTTTTACACCTGACATAACTTCAGGAAAACGAGAATTAAATTCAGGATCAGCTTCTGGCTGAACACCATAAACACCTTGATAGATATCCCTGGCGATTGATGCAATAAGAGCAGGCACTGCTGTAAATGGACCTGCTAACCCTGATGCTGCTTCAATGCCGGCGCCAACCCAATCGCCCTGCAATAACCTTCCAATAGCAAATAATCCGCCCACGGCTGCACCCGCAAGAGGAATTGATTTTAGAGCTGTTTTACCCAGCCCTTTAGCAATTAGCGGTTTTGCTAATTTTTTAACAACAGACTTAACACCTTTGCCTAAACCTGTTTTACCTGCTGCAGCGGCACCGCCCGCAATTGCTCCTGTTAGTGCCTTAACACCTTTACTGCCTGATACGGCGCCAAGACCTCTACGAAGCATTCCTGGTTGTTTAGCTAATTTTGCTGCTTCTCCTGCGTTTTTACTAACAAATCTACCCGTCTTTGCATCTCGAAGAACTGTTTGACCTGTTTTAGTAACTTCTCTAGTTATACCTGCGGCTTTGCCTGCTTTAGCAGCTTTAGCAGCTTTTGCCGCTTTACTTTTCTTTCCGCCATCAAGCATGTCTAATAAACTACCGCCGCCGCCAGCGCTGTTTTGAATAGCTTCTGTGAGTGCGGTTAGTGCGGCAGCAAATCCATCAATCGCGCTGCTTACAGGACCAATATCAGATCCTGAACCTGTAGGTGCTTCAGGAATAGCATCTTGAGCTTTTTCAAGTTTAGCTTCTTTATCTACTCGAACTGCTTGGGCATTTTGGTTGACAAATTGTTCTTGTTGTGCTTTAAGATTATCGCTAATCCGCCCAGCAATTGCAACGAGTTGATCTACTTGATCGATCAAAGATGCAAGTGTTGGATTAGAAACTTTAGCAGCAGTTTCGGGTGTATCTAATCCCGGTAACGTTGCACCGCCGCCGGGACCACCACCTGCACCTCCTGTTGCTGCACTTGCTGCTTTTTTTTCTGCTTCCTGTTTTCTTATTTCAGCAAGATCACCCCCGCCGAGCATACCAACAAGTCCCGATAGTATAGATTCACCAGCAGCTTTAGCAAATCCTGACTTACCTAAACGTTTAGCACCTCGTCCTACAGCACGCTTGGTTACTCTAGCGCGCTTTGTTGCACGTTTTAATAGTTTACCGATGCCTCCACGCCGTCCTGCCACCTATTATTGCCTTTGTTCTAATTCTTGTTTTTGTTTTTCTAAGAATGCTAATAACAAATCAATATAGATGTCTCGCTCAAAAGGCATCAGGTCTTCAATTTCACTTATCGAATATTTATGATGTTGGGCTAACGAAAATATAGTCGTGTAATAGTTAGATAGACTATTGTGACTTAGCCCCAGGTAAAAAAATCTCTGAGGTTCTCAAGTTCAATCGTTCTTACATGATCAAGTGAATTTGTATATTCCAACTTATGATAAAGTTTCGGTAGATTGTCTAAGAAAGCACGAACCTTATTGAAAGATTCAATATCAATGCTGTCTAGGAACTCAGTGACTTCTTCTTCAGGTTGATCCTCAATAGGATACACTGTTTCTTCATCATAAATGCTTTCGATGCAACTACGAATTAAATAGTCAACAATGTCAGTTGACGTTGCATTTTCTGGAATGTTATCTAAGATAGTCACTGAAGGATATTTCATGATAATACCAACAGTGTCAGACACAGTGATCTTATTTGAAATTTCTGTTTCAGGATACTTGACTTCGATTGTGTCTAGGTCGATCTCAAAATCATAGACCTTATCATCTTCAACGTCACGATAAGAAACCTCGATGATATTATTCACTGACTTAGCACGTAGTTTTAAGAACATATACTCAAGATCAAATGTGGTCAACTTGTCAACATCAAATGTTTGATCAAGAACACAATTCATTAGTACCTGCTTAATAGCGTAGATTATATCTCTTTCAGTTTCACCTTGCTGTGCGACAAGTAAAATCTTTTCTTCTTTAACTAGAAACGGACGAAACCTCACTGCTTTCTTTTGTGAAGGGATGGTCATTTCAAATGTTGGTTTGTCGAGTTTAGGTAGTGACATAAAATTTCCTCATTCAGTTAATTATGTTTCAATGATGCCGGATTGTAATAATTGGTTATTTACGATAGTTTGCGGATTGATAATTTGACCTGTTGCATTTCTACTAATAGTTGGTAATTGTCCAGGAACAACTTTAGGTGGTTGTGCTATGGGTGCTGGTGTAGCGCCTCTAGGATTATCGTTACTAGGTTCAAAAAATTCAATATCATATGTTTTATATGAAAATGGAATTGATAGTTTAACAAGTGTTCCTTGCGCGTCCCAATTCAAATCAATTGCTGAAATAGATTTAGGATAAGCCCTTCTCATAGTCATTTTTTGAATTGGTTTCTGTGAAGAATCATACAAAGTAACAAAGATTTCTGTCATGAAGTTTTGACGATAGCCTACTTCATATCCTCTTTCACCGTTAGAGGTGTTGTAGTTAACAATACAATTCATCCACCGATAGAAGTATTGATATATTTCTGATTTACGATCTACAAGGAAACCTAAAGTGATATCATCAAATGTAACACCATAAGGTTGCTGTTCATTTGGACCAACACCTAGGCGCGGAGGACCTTCAGCACTTGCTAAGGTTACTCCTGGCATTGATGCGCTTTCGCAACGAACTGTTAAACTAGCAGGAGATGTTTTTGTAGAACTCATACACTCAGGTTTTCTAAAAACTGCATCAAAGCTGTGGGTGTGTAGCACACCTCTTTTGTTTATGTCTGTAGTAAATTCGCTGATCTTAAATGCCATTTAGCGAGTCCCGTTGATAATTCTTTTACTGTCAGCCCAAACTTGTGTTTTGCTGGCTTTGACGAAGCGTTCTGTTGGAAGAAATAAGGCAATGTCCCATTCCGAAGGATACACATACATGAAACGAGTCTGAACATGACTGAAAAGATATTGCTTGACACAAGGTTGAAACCATTTAAACTTTGCTGATCGATCAAGCAAGGCGTAACTCATGCGTAACCGAGTTAGTTCATCATAACGACTGTTATTAGCAAGGTCATATAGCGCATCCATCAATCTAGCACGCAATGGAAGGGGTAGATAGTGCATATTTAGCCCCCAAAACCGGTCACTTTCAACTTTAAATGGGAAAACTAGAGGAAATCTGTCATAAAAAGGCAGTTCTTCCTTCCATTTTGGGTCATAGTAATACATATACATTGAGCCGGGCAAAATCTTGCTTGTCAACCGGGTTTGATCTGAGCTAATTAGTTTACGTTCATTGACTCTCTTAAATTCTCCGGCAGCACCACGATACCACTCACGAGCCTCGGATGTTCTAGCGGGCAATTGACCGGCACGAACTCCCTTCGTGATTAGTTCATCAAATACATTCGCCATTAAAACTTAATACCCAGTTCGTGTTCTGTGAAAATCATGAACTTCCATCCGCGATCTTTGCAATATTCCTGCGCTTGTGTCCATTTTGATTTATTTATACCATACGTATGAACCTCCTGAATATACCGCCTGGTTATATTCGATTGAACTTTGGGTTCTAGCGTCTGTGCATATGGTTTTACTTCGATAATGATGCTTTCAATGACACCTTCTCGGTTTTTTCGTTTCACATAGAAGTCAGGAAAGTATCGGTGGAGTTTCCCATCGATAGGTGACCGATAAGGAATGACAATTTCCTCCGAAGACCACTCGAGCACATCAGGATGCTCGTCTAATTTTTTCATCAAAACCAGTTCCCAACGGCTCCTATAAATAACGTTAGAAGGATCACCTTTATATTT